AATCGAATACCTCGTACGCCAGGGCAATCCCCTGACGCGCATCCCGCAGCAGCGCCGTCATCGCGTCCCGCTCCCGCTCGGCCACTTCAAGCCGGTCCCTTAGTTCATCACGCTGCGCCGCTACACACGCAGGCCGAGTGCAGCAGTAGCTGCACGAGTGGATGTCAGTCGTACTCATCAGTCCTCCTTCGAGTCGATCAACTCTTCGTATCCTTGCTGGTAGGTCAGCACAATCCCGTCGCTCTCGTCGTTCTGTATCTCCAGTCCTTTGTCGATGAGCCACTGACGCACCCGTCGGGGCGGATCATCGAAGTCATCGGCACTTGCATCGAGGAGGTCGGGCCACGCTTTCGCAAGCTCGTCGCTCACTCGACTCCACTCGCGCCTCGAATTGGAGACGACCTTGATCTTCACGGTCGGGTCGTACTCCCCATCTCCAATCTGCACGACGTATGTGCGGATAGGCTCGGCCATCAGAAGTTGTGCTCGTTGTCCGCTTCGGTGCGGTGCAGAGTGAGCAGCACTTGGTAGTCGGCAACCCCAACGCTGCCGAGTAGCCGACCCCCCTCGATGTCGATGACGAACCCATTCTCGAAGACGTTGGCCTCGATGGTCGTGGTCTCCGCGAACTCGTTGGCTACGAAGCCCAGCGTACGAGTGCCGTCGAGGACGCGGACAAGCTCGCCGATGAGAGCCGACGCGATGTCCCTGTCGCAGTCCCGCGCATTGAAGCGGATGCGGGGATAGAGATGCCCCTCGGGAGTCTCGATGTATGCCACCGGTTCAAGGCTGGAGTTGAGCGCAACGTACATTTGGATGCTGTGCATTTTCCCTTCCGTAGAAGTTGACCCGCCCTGTTGGGCGGCGATCGTTGGACGAAGGACTTAGGCGACCAGCTTTCGCCAGTGAATGCCGGAGTGCATGAGGGAGGCGCTGCACTTGTAGCGCGAGGTCTCTGTCGCCTCGGATGCCGTGAAGAAGCGAGATGCACCAATCGAGAAGCACTGACCGTCCCACCAGCGCATTCGCCAGCGGTCTGGCACTCCCTTCGATTCGGCCATGAAGACGGAGACGTACCAGCCAGGCTCACTCGGTACGGCTACTTGGGAGTTCACCCACTCGCCCATCCCGGAGATGGGATAGCCGCCCCACTGGTCAGCGTTGGTAGTCACGAGTTCGTCTCCGTCGTGGAGTTGGCGAAACCCTCGTGCTTCAGCACCACCGTGGAGAGTTCGTCGGGGATGTCGACCTCGCTGCCGAGTCGGCAGGAGACGAAGCAACGCATGGCTGCGACGAGGGGAGTGGGGCCTCTGTTTTGCAGGTAGGCGTACGCCGATCCGTCGGGCTTGAGCTTGGCTTCTGAGTAGTCGGCTCGCCACGTGGAGTCGTGCGCCTGCCTGGTGCTGATGCCCTCGCGCTCGATGATCGGCCCGCCTTGGGACCAAGTGATCGACGGATCAAACTCGACCATCCCAAACTCGTCCCGCTCGGCCGGGTCGAGGTAGACCCTGTGCCCAACGATGCGAGAATTGGATCGAATGGGAAGCACCTGCGCCGCACATCCGACAGCCGTTGCTACCGCCCAGTCGAGCGCTGGGCCGATTAGTTCACTCGTCTGGATCTTCATGCTTGCTCCACGCGGAGGTCGACTTGATCGAGAAGGATGTACGGCTTGCCTTCGTCTTCGAGCTTGTTCACTTCAGCTACGTTGAAAGGTCCGTAGTCCAAGAAGACGGCTGCACTGCCGTCGAACTGCTGCAAGTAGTCGATCAGCTCTGCGACTGTAAGCGGGCGGGTTTCGTTCACTTGAGTGCCTCCAGTTGTTCGATCATCCAGTTGAGCCACGCCAGCCGTCCGGCTTGGATGAGTGGCCACTTGTCGCCAGTGCGCTCGGCTTCGAGGTAGAGATGGCGGTGGTGTTGATAGATCCATCGGTCGTAGAGGGCGAAGCCGGAGAGGGATGCGTCGATCCAGCGTCTCAGCAGCAGCACCACATCGGCTGCGTTCTGCACTTCGGCATTGAGGAGTTGAGCCAGCACGATTGCGCCGCAGATCCCAACTGACTTGCCGCCTTGCGGTTCGACTCCGTTCCACAGGTGAGCCCGAGCCTCCGTGAGCAAGTAGATCGCGGTAGGGAGCTGGCGCTTGGTGAGCTTGATGTCCATCAGAACGACCCTCCGATACGGATGCCGATGGCGTGGTTGTTGACGACGACAGCGAGGCGTGTCGCTGCCCACGTGGCGAGGATTGCGGTGCGGTACTCGGGCAGGAGATGGGCTGCGCCGAGGAACAGGACTCCAGTGGCCAGCATGTAGGCGTCGACTCCTCCGTGGCTGGGCGTATCGCCGATCACCCGCTTGGTGAGGGCGGCCTTCTCCACGTAGCGCGGGCCGTTGTATCCCGGCTCGTTGGAGGTGGCGATATGCCTCGTCTGTCTCCAGTCGATGGCGTGCAGAACGATGGCCGATGCGGCGATGGCGTACTGATGCGTCTGCCAGCTGTCGTCCTTCTCCTGGGCGGAGACGGCTTGGACGAGGAAGAACCCCACGAGTGCGGAAAACACCAAGAAGAGGATGCGGGGGGTGGGATTGCGTCGCGGGGTGTGGCATTCGACTGCGTAGTACCGCTCGTTGGCGAACGCTTGCTTGGTGCTGCTGTTCATGCGTGCGTAGTTCATGTGTCGCTCCTTGCTTAGGGTTGTCAGCTGTGTCGCTGTTCGGTGAGGCCCCGCCAGAAGATGGGGGCGAGGTGCTTGTCCTTGTTCTTGCGCTTCTTGTACGAAACGGTGGCGCTGTCGCTGTCTCCCAAGAAGACGACGTACGACCAGTGCTTCCCGTCCCAGTGGCGTCGTGTCGGAACCAGTGCTGGCTGATTGCCGCCCGGTACGCCGCACTCGTACCAACCGGGCCGAGTCGGGCTGACATCTCCGATCCGGAACCAGTCCGTGCGGTTCGTTGCCTCGCTCGCCATCACGTGTTGCTCCGGCACGGAACGATTCGACCCACTCCGTCCTTGACCTGGAGTTGGTAGGTGAAGGCCGTCGCGCGCTCGGGCTCGGCGTCGATGAGGTAGTCGCCGTCGGTGTTGCAGTGAGAGATCTCCTTCGCGTTCCGCAGGAAGATGCAGATGAGGACGAGGCCGAATGCGTAGGCGATGAAGCCGATGAGGATCTGGTAGTGCAGAGGCACGAGGTCGCTCCTTTGGGTGATCAGAGGGTGGTGACCATGCGTTGCCACACGCGGTCGACCTTCAGCAGGTGCTGCTTCTCCGCTCGGCGGGCCGCTCGCGCCTCGGGCGAGGGCGTCGGCTTCTTCGTGCTGCGGCGGGCGTTCAGGGTCTTGCGGTCGAACAGGGACGAGGGCTTGGTAGCCATGACGTGAACTCCTTGGATGAGATGACTTGGCAGGAGGCGTGGAGCATTGTGCAACTAAACACAACCGAACGCAACGCCACGCCCGTGGAGACACAACGATGGGTCGTTCGGACTACAGGTAGAGAGCGGCGTCGGGAGGGGTGACGCCGGTCAGGAGGTCACACTGATGGGTGTAGCATCCGAGGACTGACGTCCAGAGCTTGTGCCTCACGACGAACTGAGCGAGGTAGGGGTGCCTCACCTTCACGCCGAAGTACGTGGCCTTCTCCGGATTGCGCCACGTCGGGTCGATGACGTTGCCGTCGGTGTCGACCAGCCATCCGTGCTGCGTGGGGATGATGCCGCACGCGATACCCTCGCAGTACGTGTACTGGTCGGGGTAGAGGACGGCCATCTGTTGTGCGTTGCGGTAGCACATCTTGTTGGCCTGCTTGCGGAATCCCTTTGGTCTGCGCCGTCCGAGCATGAACGTGCCGTGCTTGAGGAGGAAGCCGTGGAGATCGAGCGTTCGGAAGTCGACGTTGCTCTTGGACATGAATGCGAGGCACTCCCGCATCACCTCTTCGTTCACTTGGCCCCCTTGTTCGTGAGGATGGTTCCGAAGCACGCCTTGACGCAGGCGTCGTACCGCAGGAGGGTCGACTCCTCGATGGCCCAGACTTCGCAGACGGGGACGACGATGGTCTTCGCGCGGGGCTTGTAGGTAACGGAAACGGCGGGCTGCGCTCGGGTGAAGACGGGCTGCGTGGTCGTGCGGGTGAAGCTGGACTGCTTGGTTTGCTTGATGCGGCGCATGGATTACTCCTTGTGTGCGCGTTGACTCCCGGTCGCTCGGGAGAGGGCGGAGATGTCCGTCCCAACGACGAAAGGCCCCGTGTAGGGGCCTCTCGTTACTCGACGTTGATCTCCAGCATGTGATCGGAGACGTCGAAGATGATGTCTCGCTGCTCCTCACCCTCGGGAGTGCATGCCACGGAGAAGATCGCTCGGATCTCCTGCTCGTCATGCCCCTTGCGGATGGCCTTGTTGGACACGAATCTGATGGCCTTCTCTCTGCACGAGTCGATGCCGTTGATGACGAATCTGGGTGACATGCGCGCCTCCTGCGCTGATGCAGCGACGACCGCTGCAACGCCGAAAGGCCCCGCATGGGGCCTCTCGGTGTCGTACGTGGGCTTACGCGCCCAGCTTGCTGGCGATGCGGGCGAGCAGCTGCGAGTTGCCCTCGACGACCTTCGCGAGGTCATCCACGCGGGCGTTGACGGCCTTGATGGTCAGGCGGGTCGTCGTGCGGGTGAGGACGGGCTCGGGTGCGGAGACCTTCGCGGCCTTGGCGACGGCCTTGTTCGCCTTCGCAGCCATGACGGTCGCGTGGGCCGGGTGCTGCTCTTCGAGGCCGTTGGACTTGGCGCGGGTGTACGAGAGGTTGCCCGAGGCGAGCTTCTCGCGTGCCCTCGCCTGACGGCGGGCCATCTCCGCGATGGCACCGGCATCGTTGGCCTGCGCGAGGATGCGAAGGTTGGCGGAGGACAGGGGCAGGTAGGCGTTCGACATGTTGCTACTCCTTGCGAGCGCAAGCGGCCTGTAGCGGAAGTGCTCAGTCACCGTTGCTGCTCAAAGCCCGTTCTCCCTCTCTCCCTTCGGGAGACGCGCAGGCGGGCGAGGCGAGTGCAGGCGGAGATGGGCGAGGAAGGAGGATGCGATTGAGTCGCATTTAGGGGGTAGGCTGTCTCCGGAGATGACCCCCTTGGAAAGGGGGCTGCGCGCTTTGCGATCAGGCACTTACGCGAGGCGGGGGGGGGCGGGGGTCGACCCGCCGTTCATCACGCGCGCCAAGGTGACCCGGTACTCCATAAATTTCCGGCAACTTTTTCCATCGCCCAAGACACCGACACTCACGAATCACGATGCCTACCGTCCCCGCATTCGAGTCCGCCCTGGACCTCGGCGATCCGAACAAGCCGATCCTCGTAGACGAAGCCGCTCTCGCTCAGGTCAACGCCGACATCAAGGAGTCGAATCCTGCGGCTCTGCGCTTCGGCAACGAGGCCGCTCACGTGGCCAGCCTCTTCGCGAAACGCGCTGTCCGCCCCGATGAGATCGCGGGCCTGCGTCGAGAGATGTTCTCTATCGTCGCAAAGCGTCTTAAGGATGTGGACGATGTGCTGGAGGGGAAGAAGAGCTGGTCTCCAACTCAGACCAGGCTCTTCGCTCTCCTCACCGAGCGAGTCATGCCGAAGCTCACGAACATCACCGTCGATGACCCGACCGGCAAGAAGATGGAGGAGATGACCATCGACGAGCTGGAGGCAATCGCTCTCGGCAAGAAGAAGGGAGAGGCCATTGACGCGGTGCTCACCAAGGCCGATGTCTTCGACCAGATGGCGGAGAAGCAGGAGCGGTACGAGGCGAAGAAGGACGTGATCCGGCAGCTGGCGACTGTCGAGGCCATCGACGATGCGGAGAAGAAGTACATCGCCAACAAGGTGTCGATGCCCATCGCAAAGCTACGTGAGCAGGCGGAGAAGCAGGCGGCCAAGCCGATGCCTCAACTCACGCCCGAACAGACGAAGAGGAAGCTGGCGGCGCAGAAGGCGGCTGCCGTTCCGTACAGGGAGAGGCTCATCGCCCGTGGCCATACGCCGGAGGAGGCGGACGCCATGGAGATGGAGCGCAGGAACAAGATCCGGGAGACGAAGAACCGGTGGCACAGGATCGAGAAGCTGCGGAGGGCCAGGACGATGAACCTCGGAGACGGCACGACCGTGGCCAGTGACATCGATCGGATGCGTAAAGACACGATCAAGGAATTCCGAGTACATGGCCTCAAGGGAGTCCGGAAGCAGACGACATTGACCAAGCGTGCAGACGAGCGCAAGCGTCGGGATGCGAAGCTAAAGGAGAGGGAAGAGAACCCGAGGATCTACGTGAACCCGGAGAAGCTCGGCATCACTGAAGAGATGCTTGGTGGAGAGAAGCTCCGTCTCCGCAAACTCCGGGAACTGAAGCCGGAATCCTTCGGAGACGAGCCGAATGAATAACCCGAACGTCTCCCAGCAGGAAGCTGCCAAGTACCTCCTGTCTCTGAAGAAGGCGAGCCTCTCGTACAAGGGGTACGTCGACTTCATGCACCCGGGCTACAAGCGGGCTCCGTTCCAAGAAGAGCTTGTCGACGTCCTGAACATGCTCGAACAGGACGCGCTCGTCTCCGCAGGTGGCAATCCGATCAGGAAGCTGCTGGTCAACATGCCACCTCGCCACGCGAAGCTGCTTGCAGACGACACGCCCATGCTGACGACGGACGGGTGGAGAGCGCATGGTGATCTAAAGGTTGGCGACCACGTCTTCGGAGTGGACGGCAAGCCGACAAAAATCGTGGCCGTGTCACCTAAGTCGGTTGCTGACGTTTTGGTGACGACGAGCGAAGGGCATTCATTTCTGTGCAACGAGGACCACCTTTGGACGGTGTTTGACAGGAGCGCTGGCAGGTGGGTGACTGTCGAAACAAGGCATTTTCTCAAGAACAGCAGGCTCGGCAAGCCAGTGCAGATTATCGACGGAACGCGATGCCGATTCATGCTCCCAATTGCAGAGGCGGTCCACTTCCCGGCTGCGAATCTGCCTATCAATCCGTACGTTCTCGGCGCATGGCTTGGAGATGGGACGAGCGGCAGGCCGGCAATAACTCACCACGAAAATGACACGGAGGTTGTTGAGTCGGTCTCCGGAACGTATCCGGTATCGACCAGCTTTCGGCATGTGGTCGGCGATAAGAAGACTCTTACCACGTGCTTCGGCAGCGGCACTCGCGGCGTGAATTCGGAAATGACGAACGCGCTACAAGCGGCCGGGGTTTGGAAAGACAAGCACATCCCGAGCGCCTACTTCCGGTCTTCTATCGAACAGCGGCTTGAACTACTTGCCGGCCTGATCGACACCGACGGCAGTGTAGACAAGGCGAGCAGAGTTCGCTTCGTCACTACCTCCGAAAAGCTACGAGACGGCGTCTTTGAGTTGGCTGCCGGGCTTGGGTTTAGGCCATACGTGATGAGTCAATCGCCATCTGTGATTGGGAAACTCCGTGTGTATTGCGTTGGGTTCCAACCAACCATGTGCATTCCAACTCGGATACCGAGAAAGAGGATCGCCAGGATCGCGTCGCAACGAAGGATGGGCATCGCCGCCGTAAGGAAGGTTGGCGGAAGTGCGATTGGACAATGCATCACCGTTGACCGTGAGGACGGTTTGTATCTTGCTGGGCGGTCTTTGACGGTGACTCACAATAGCTTCTACGGAACGGTCAACTTCTCGGCTTACGCGCTCGGACGCAAGCCGTTCCGAGAGGTGATGAACTCCGCGTACAACGCCGAGCTGGCAGGCACCTTCGGACGAGGAGTACGAGACCTTGTCACCGACCCGAAGTTCCGCAAGGCGTTCTCCAAGGTCCAGCTGAGTAGGGAGACGAGGGCCGTCGACTTCTGGAAGACGATGGAGGGAGGCGCGTACTACGCCATCGGCCTCGGCGGCACGACCGTCGGCCGAGGTGCGAACGTGCTTGGCGTGGACGATCCGTACAAGAGCAGGGAAGAGGCGGAGAGCATCTCCGTGCGACGTAAGGTCTGGGACTACTACGCCGCCTCGCTGCTCTCTCGACTTCAGCCCGACCGAAGTGGCCAGCCTCCGATGCAGCTGGTCATTCTCCAGAGATGGCACCCGGACGACCTGGCTGGCCGGATCATGGAGATGCCGGACTTCAAGCGTGGAGAGTGGATGCACCTGGAGTACCAGGCTCTCCGGACGAAAGACCGTGGCGTCTACATCCGCAGGAAGGATCTGCCGCTGGAAGACCCGAGAAGCGTGCCACGAGAGATCGACGGTGTTCGGACGTTCGTGGCAGACGAGGCGGAGACGGTCACCGCGAAAGAGACGGTGGCCCTGTGGCCGGAGCGGTTCCCGGTCGACTGGCTCCTCAAGCAACAGGAAGTGATCGGTAAGCGCGAGTTCGATGCGCTGTACCAGCAGAAGCCGTACATCGTCGGTGGCAATCTGATCAAGGAGAACTGGTTCAGGGAGTTCGATCCGGACAACCTGCCGGAGTTCCATGCTCTGGCCATCGGTCTCGACACTGCGTTCAAGACGAAGACGGTCAACGACTATTCGGTCTTCACGCTTGCTGGGATCACGGACTCCGGAGACATCTACATCCTCGGAGTCTGGAGGGTGAAGATGGAGTACCCGGACCTCAAGCGGCAGCTGGTGATGCTGTCAGCCAGGTACCGTGGCCAAGGGCTGCGAGGCGTCTGGATCGAGGATTCGGCCAGCGGGCAGGTCTTGCTTCAGGAGCTGAAGAAGGAGAGCGGAGCTGTCGTCTTGCCATGGAAGACTGGCTCGCAGGACAAGATGGCCAGGGCGGCGAGCATCACGCCCCTCATCGAGGGCGGGAGGGTCTACATCCCGAGGTGGGCTGACTGGCTCGACGACTGGATGATGGAGATGACGCAGTTCCCCTCGTCGAAGCACGACGACCAGGTGGACTCGTTCGTCATCGTGATGGACGTCCTGTCGAAGATGATCGTCACTGGCCACGGGCTCTTCAACGCGCCCATCGGGGACTTCCTCTCGGACAAGAAGCTGACGAGCGACCTGAGTTTCGGAGGTCCGCTCTCCACCGACCCCCGTGGCTGGGTCGGCGGATTCGGAGCGGAGTTGAAGAAGAACGCCTGGTCAGGATGGGGAGGGTGAGTTCTCGGCGTGGATGCCGGAGTTCTCGCAGCAGAGTTCATAGGAGTCCTCTCCTGCGTCGTCGTCGTCCATGTACCGGTTGTACGTGTCGACCTCTTCTTCGTCAGTCTGCTTGATCAGCGGAGTTCGGAGAATGATGGACGGGCTCCTCGTTCCAAAGATTGAGTAGAGGAACCCTATCTCCGGAGATGAGAAGACAGGCTCTGCGCTCTGTACGTGAGCCTGCTTCCGGAATCTCCACCGGACCATGTACGGCTCGCCGTCTACGTCGAAGCGGAAGATCTCTCGCTTGCCTTCAAGGCGTCGGACGGCTGCCCACAATCGCTTCCTGTCGAGGCCGATGACGCGCTCCATCTGCTTCATCGAGGAAGCGAGAGATCCTCGATTGGCCATGTACTTCGAGATCGTCTGCTCGATGCCCGCGATCTCTCTTTCGGATTGCTGGATGCCGCTCATCGTGTAACTCCAAGAGGGTGGCCATCTCTGCTGGAGTTCATCTCCACAGCAAGAGCAGCAGGATCGAAGTCGCGAAAGCCACGAAGGAGATCCACAGCTTCTCGCGTGACGAGATCCTTCGCGAGGAGCCAGTCGAGTTGGGTGTCGGAGGGATCGTCCACATAGAAGGCTCCCATCGCGGTGTCGAGCTTGAGCTTCTTGCGTAGCTCGACCGGGCAACTGGCCATCGGGATGAAGAGGCGCGTCGCATGGCTCATTGCTTGGCCACGGTCATCGACTTGCACAGCAGCTTCGCGGCCTCGTCATGCCCTTGGTCGAAGAGTATGGCCATCATCTCCACGGCAGCCTTGTACTTGTCGGTATTGGCCACGGAGATCTCGGAGATGGCCGAGGCGACGGCCTCTTTGACCATCGACTCGACCACGGCGCGGACGAGAGTTTCTTGGCTCTTGGCCATGTCGCTGGCCACGGTGGCTGTCGAGATGGCGCTCCCACTGATGGCCATGCTCTTCCGATTCTCGTGGACAGTCGCTGCCGGAACGTAGTCGCCCAGGGACTTCTCGGCTTGCTGGCGAATGCGCTCCATGTCGTCTCGACGCTCTGGTTCATAAGCGTCGATGGATTGGTTCAAGCCGTATCCGACGGCTGTCGTGAGTGCGTCGCCTACCCAGCTGCTTGCGAGTGGCTTGATGAAGGTGTTCGGGTCGAGGTTCACAGGTCGCTCCTTGTGGAAACGCAACCGGACACAACGCGACACAACTAGTCAATGGTCAAGAGAGGATTCGTGTGCGGTCGTCGAGCCTCGCGCACGCGCTCGCGCGCTCGCGTCTTCTGTTCTTCTGTCTTAGGTCTACGAGGTCTTAGAGCTACGAGGTCTTCGGTCTAAGCCGGAAGCCTCTGTCTACATCCGGATCGAAGTCCTCCGGAGGCGCAAGGGCATCCCTACCGGACCATGGCGGTCCGGCGGTTCTTGGGCGGCTTTCGCTGGCACAAACAGGCTGCTTCATCGGGTCGATCCCCGGCACCTCGCGCCAGCCTGTCCCCTTGCGGGGGAACATCGCGCGACCGTCCTGCGGTGCATAACCTAGTGGACGGTTGGTCGACTGACCCCTACGTCTGGCCCGGTTGCGAAGCGGGCTGTACCGCGAGTCAGTCCAAGCTCATATCGAGAGATTCCGGCGTGTCTTCGCTCAGGCCCAGAGCGGGGCCAACGAAAGGCTACCACAAGTTGCGGCTTCAACACAATCGGACACAACGCCGGGGTACAACTATGGCATGGGAAGCTCTCAGGCTTGGATCGACTACCGGACGAACGACTCGATGCACCGGGAGTTGCACAAGGTTACCGACCTGTCGCAGCACCTGAACAAGCTCGTCGCTCTGGAAGACATCTCCTCCGATCTCACGATGGAGCAGGAGAGGCGTCTTGTCGACTACGTGAAGACGCTCTCGGAGATGAGCTATCGCCAGATCAGCAAGCGGTACCCGCACTGGCTGGAGGCTGACCGAGCCCACGACTTGTACGTCCCGGCCGACTCCACGGACTTCCGGAACAAGCTGGTCATCGCCGACACGCGAGCCATCTCCGACACGGTCCTGACGTACATGATGGCGGCGATCACCGGCCGCAATCCGATGTTCCAGCTGGAGGGCCTGAACCGGAAGTCTCGCGTTCCTGCTGCGCTCCTGGAGCGGGTTCTTCACCAGCAGATGCGACACAACGCTGGAGAGGCGCGGTTCGCCCAGCTGTTCCTCGACTCGATCCGGTACGGCTTCGCTCCAACGAAGATCGTCTGGTCGGAGCAGAAGAACACTAACGTCATCGTCAACGCCGATCCTCGAAAGACCTTCCCCGACCCGCGAGCGCGGGCCGGAGACGTCGAGCGCATGCAGTTCATCGTCTTCTCTGACCACGTGTCGTCGAGCGCGCTGATCCGCTCGCAGATGTACCCGAAGGTTCAGCAGTTCCCCCGGATGCTGGACAACACCGGCATCGTGGCTGGATGGGACTCGCACCGGTGGCACAAGGAGGCCGGCCGTGGCTGGAACGTCGACCCGGTGACCACCACCGACGGGGTCGACAAAGGCTACTTCAAGGTTGGGCGCAGTCACGTCATCGACGAGTGCTGGGTCGTGATGAACGGCTACGAGATCGGCATGCCCCAGCTAGGCTCGGTTTGGATGGTCCTGACCATTCTTGACGAGCGGTTCGTCATTCGCGCGCAGCTGTCTCCGTACGGCCGGCAGTTCCCTTGCACCATCGGCGGCTTCGGCTTCGACGCGCACCGGGACCACCAGCAGAGCCTGTACGACATGCTGCTGCCGCTTCACGACCTTGGCACGTGGCTTCTCCGCTCGCGGTACGACAACGTCCAGGCGGCGCTGAACAACCTCATCTTCGCTGACCCGACCAGGGTGGCCATCCACGACCTGATCAACCGCAACCCTTGGGGCGTAGTCCGGACGCTGCCAGGCACAAAGCCCGGAGACGGCGTGTTCATCGCGCAAGTCCCGGACGTCACCCGTGGCCACTGGAACGACATCGGTGCGCTGAGCGACATGAAGCAGCGCGTGGCCGCTGCCTCGGACGCCCAGCAGGGCATGCCGACCGGAGATGTGCGGACGGCCACGGAGATCCAGCGGCTGACGCAGCTGGGCTCGCAACGCCTCGGCGTGCTGTCTCGGGTCATGTCCTCGACGACCATCCGGCCGCTCGTGCGGATGATGGCCGCGAACATCAAGGACGCCCTGAACTTCTCCGGCCAGCTCCGAGTGACCGAGCAGGAGACGAACAGCCTGATGCAGGGCCTCGTCGACAACGGATACGTCGACTTCAGTGTCAACGATCTCCAAGGCGACATCGAGTATCTCGTCGTCGACGGCACGCTACCCATCGAGCCGACTCGGTCTCCGGAGATGTGGATGCAGATCATGCAGACCGTCAACCAGACCGGGCTCGTGGCGGAGTACGACCTCGGCCGGATGCTCGAAGAGACGATCCGCTCGATGGGCGTTCCTGACCTCGACCAGTACCGGATCGACCAGAAGCAGCTTCAGAAGGACGGCATGCGACCGCACCAGCAGCTGGCCCTGATGGAGAAACTCCGAGGTCAATCCACGGTCATGCCTCAAGAACAGCTGGGCCAAGAGGTTCAGCGCGGCAACATCATTCCGCTGCGCGAGGCTCGGTGATGCAGCTGCGTTCGCGTCACGACGCCATCGCCAAAGGCGAGGCCCACTACTTCACGGGGAAGCCGTGTTCGCGCGGGCATGTCTCGCCTCGGTTCGCGTCGAACTTCAACTGCGTCGAGTGCGGGAAGTTGCACTCGGCGGGCTGGGCTGAGAAGAACCCGGAGAAGCGCGCTCGGATGGTGTCGCGCTGGTTCGACAAGAACGATGGCTATCGCGGGGAGTGGCGCAAGCAGAACCGTCACCGTCTCAACGAGCATGAAGGCCGACGTCGCGCCACGAAGCTCAACGCCACCCCGTCTTGGCTTACGCAGGCACAGCGTGCGGAGATCGACGGGATCTACCACTTTGCCAGCGTGATGAGCCGACTCTCCGGGGAGCCTCATCACGTCGATCACGTCGTGCCGCTGCAAGGCCGGAGAGCGAAGGGGCTCCACGTGCCTTGGAACCTCCGGGTAGTAACGGCAGCAGAGAATCTACGCAAAGGCAACAGACTCGAACGATGAAACCCACCTCCGCCCAACTCGCCCCGAACGTCATCCCGATCATCCGGGAGTACGTGCAAGCCAGCATCGAAGAGGCTCTCGCCCCTCTCATCCGCTCTATTGAGCTGGAGAAGGCCGGGGTCGAGGACGTTCGTCGGCACATCGAGATCCAGAAGGGCCGGATCGACGAGAGGCTGCGCGCCATCGAGGCTGTCTCCGCTCGACCCACCAAGTCTTCGACCGTCTCCGTGGCCGACTTGATCGAGCAGCTGAAGGCGACCGGACTGCTGAGCAGTGAGGCGATGGCCTCGCTCGATCCGACCAAGAAGGTGATCTGATGTCTGTGACGCGCCCCACCGGAGAGCAGCTTCTATTCAACTCCTCGAAGACAGGGGAGTGGGTGCTCGATGACTACCTGGAGGCCGCCGAACGTGGCACGCGGACACTGGGCGCCCTCATCGCGGACCTGTTCGACACCGGTGGAGTGCTGCGTCAGAACATCAGCCAGTTCCGCATCTCCACGACTCGAGAACTGGAGACGCGGTTCGGCACGTTCGTGAACCCGAGCATCGGGTGGGTCGGCACCGGAGCGTACTTCCCCCGCTACCGTGGCACGTGGGCGTCCGGTGTCGACTTCAAGCAGTCGGATTACGCCGAGTACCTCGGCATCGTCTACCTCTGCACCTCGGACCACGTTTCGACTGGCGTCTTCGACTCCTCGAAGTTCGTTACGCTGATCAACTCGCCGGCCGTCGGTGCGCTCTCCAACGTCACGCCTGCGGCCGACACGCTGGCGTACTTCACGAGCGGCACGACCGCAGCCTCGACGCCGATCACGCCGTTCGCGCGCTCGCTGCTCGACGACGCCAACTCCGCCGCGATGCGCGCGACGCTCGGATTCGATGCCGACTACGTCAGCAAGACGCTCGGCACCCGCCAGACGATTGCCAGTGGCCTACGGGCGTTCGGCGTCTTGGAGAGTACGAACATTTCCGGACTGCTTGCGAGCTACGGCTCGCAGCAGGCGCAGCTGACCTCGAACGCTCTGCGGTTCAGCGTCGGTGCAACATACGAAGCCATTGCCGCTACGGAGACCGCTCGAATCACCTTCGGCGGCTACTCCGACACTGGCGTTGGCCAGTTCTCCATCCTCCTCGGCACCGTCACCGTCACGAAGACCGCTGGCGGGGGCGCTGGTTCGGTTGTGACGAGCGTGCAGACTGGTGCTAGTGCGTCCTTCGGTGCCACCGTCACGATGACGTTCACCGACCCCGGGAGGTTCAACTTCAGCGGCGTCGGCACCGGGAACCCGACCGGCCTGACCTACAGCCCCGGCATTTCGCTGTCCTTTAACGGCTGGACGGCTGTCCTCACCGGCACGTTCGCCGCCGGAGACACGTACACCTTCGTTGGCGTCCCGGCGCCTGCCCAGCGTTTCGGCGTGGCGCATGATGGGCGTGCGGCTGTCGGCGAGTTTTCTTTCGCTGGGCTCACCGTCGCGCCGACGCTAAGTCGCAGCAGGGTCGGCGCGAGTGCGGCGGGCGTATCGTCTCAGGCAATCCTCGATTCGACCTCTGGTTTTACATGGGTTAGGCAGTTCCTGTCTGCGCCGAGTTTATCTCCATCGTTCTTGGGAGAGATTTCTGATCTTTGGCACTTCGTCGCAGACGGCAATACCTTTTCCCTTAGAGCCGACCAAAGCATACTCACTGAGATTGGCTTCTACGTCGACAACTCGACGCGAGCGCAACAGCGATTCGGCCTTTACTCTTCACTCGAAACCGGCGCCGGGTCTCCTTGGAACATCTTCGTAGCCGGGTCGGCCCCGAACTTCTTTTCCGGTCAAGTCGGAATCGGCGATCTGCCGACCTCTTTCTCCGATAAGCTCGTAGTCAAGATCACGGGGGCGGGCAACGACGCGGTTGCGGCATTCGACTCCCAGCTTTCGGGCGTTGTCTCCTTCCGGATCGGTGGCGCGACCCGTGGCTGGGTCGGCTGGACTGCCGCTACGTTCACCATCGGCGGTACGGGCGCGACCGGCCTTGCGCTGACCGCAGGCGGCGCTACCCGCCTCTCCATCGACACTGCCGGTGCGGTCGCCATTCCCGGCACGCTGACCCTTGGCGCGAACGCCGCAGCGCCTCTTCAGGCCATCCCTCTCCAGCAGCTGGAGACGACCCACGGGCTGGTGAATCGCGTGATCAACGGGGCGTTCGAGGTTGACGAATGGAACCTGGGAGTCGGGATTCTTGTCGGCAACAGGTCGTATATTGTTGATCGGTGGTTTGGGCAGTCGTTCCCATCGAATGCTTTCAGCGCAGGTCAAGCCACGCTAGCCGCCCCGGGTTATCGTGTAAGTCTTAGCGCAAATACGTATGCTCCAACCAACCCGCCTCCCGCTCATCTTTACAACGCCTTTCGGCAATTTATTGAAGGCAGTATTATTCGAGACTGCAAGTTCGGGTCGTCCGGGGCTCGATCGCTCGCTGTCTCCTTTATTGTGTCCTCCTCACTTACCGGACCGCATGCTATCTCATTCACAAACCTGAGTGAAACCCGGTCATATGTCGCTACATATACGGTCAACGTGGCGGGCGCATGGGAGTACAAGACTATTCTCATCCCCGGGGATACCGGCGGATCGTGGGATCTTGACTACCTCGTAAATGAAGACGCGCTTGGGGTTTGCTTCGACTTTGGAAGCGGGTCCGACCGGGAGGCGTCTACGTTGAACACCTGGGTTGATGGATACTTCACTCGGAGATCCGGCTGTGTTCGCCATATTCAAACCTCCGGCGCCTTTCTCCGCATTGATGGCTTTCAGCTTCTCGTAAACGATTCGGCGCTGCCGTTCATTCCGCGCCTCGCCTCGGAAGAGCTTTGGCTTGGCCGACGCTACATGCAAAGGCTCCAGTACCCGCCTCTGCGTGGTGTTGTTTCAGCGGGCGGGCAGCCCGCTCGCATGGGAATGGTACTTCCTGTCCATATGCGTGGAGTGCCGACGGTACTTTTCCTTGGGTCGCTTTCGGTATATGACGGGAGCAACACTGGCACAATCAACTCCGCCTTGATTCAGTACAACCGACAGACCTCTATTGAGCTTGACTGTCCTCTTGCGACGGGCGGTCCGCTCACCGTGGGTCGCGCTTGCGTGGCGTACGTGAACACTGGTTCGATAATCGTCAACGCTGAGTATTGATCTAGGATCTGGAGCATTCCTCCATCGGGAACGACTCCAGACCTAGCCTTGTGTTGTGCATGTCGCACACCACAAGGAGCCCACGTGGAACACAGCTACAAGGTCGAACTGACTCAGACCGAGGCGCAAGCCGTCCTCACTGCCTTGTCGGAGCTTCCGATCAAGGTCGGTCTCAATACCTTCCAGAAGATCCTCGCGCAGCTGCAAGCGCAGGAGCGCCCGGTCGAGCATCCGGGTACGCCGCAAGTTGCGGAGTAATCCATGACCGAAGACCTCATTCGCGACCTGCTCTCCGCTTCAACTTCGGAGATGACCCGCTTAGCGAATGAGGTCTCTCAGCTCCGAGTTGGACAGATGGAGCTGGTCCGAATCGGAGAGCGTCAAGCGAATACGCTGGACCAGGTGAAGGCCGTCTCAGAGACCATCGCCGACCACGAGAAGCGGCTCCGTCAGATCGAAGTCAGGCAGCCTCAGCTTATGGAGGCGAGGACGTGGCTGCTGGTTGCAGCTGCCGCAGTGATCTCCGTCTTCTTCAGCTTCGTCTCCGGAAGACTCCTCGCCGCAGACACGCCCGTGTCACACCCACCCCGCCCAGCAATCGTCGACACCAGGTCGATGGCGGTTGTGGTCGCTTGATGCCCGTCAAGAAGCGGGTGGCCAAGAGGGTTGAGCCGCTCGTTGCGGCCTGCTTCAACTGCAAGTTTTCGGTCGCGTACGAAACCCTCCACGGCTCAGACGGTGCCTCCCTCACGGAGATGTATCTGTGCCGCCGCTATCCCCCCACTGCACTTTCGGACGGCGCTGAGTATCCCGTCGTCGGCTCGGACTTCTGGTGCGGGGAGCATCGCTACGGCGACTCACAATCGCCCCACAACGCATGAAACAAGACGTCCGGACTCCGTACTCGCGCTTCTCCGAAGTCGCGGAGATGCTCTCCAGCAACCCGGGCATTGCTCAGCGAGAGATCGCTCGGCGCCTCGGGATGGCCCAGTCGGTCATCAACAAGTACGTGCGGCTCGTGAACGACGGCGTGACGCTGGAGGGGGCGCAGCTGAAGGTGGAGATTCCGGATCTCTCAGATGAAGACCTCTCGGTGCCGGAGATCCTCGAACGACGCAGGCAGCACTTCGCTCAAGTTGCCAAGGCGAATCAGGCACGCAGGACCATCCCGGTGCGGGTGAAGATCTCAGGCCCCATCGGCATCACCGTCTTCGGTGACCCGCACCTCGACGACAACGGCACCGACATCGCCGCCATCGAGCGTGACATCCGCCTCGTCAACAGCGTCGATGGCATGTTCGCCGGGAACATTGGCGACACCCACAACAATTGGGTGGGTCGGCTGAAGCATCTCCACGGCTCCCAGTCCGTCTCCGAGCGCGAGGCGTGGAAGCTCGTCGAGTGGTTTGTCAACGAGATACCGTGGCTCTTCTTTCTCGACGGCAACCATGGCGCATGGAGTGGCCACGGCAACCCGGTGGACTGGATGCTCCGGAACGCCAACACGCTGCACGACGAGGTCGATGCCCGCATGGAACTCCGGTTCCCCAACGGAGCCAAGTCGACCGTCTTCGCTCGCCACGACTTCCCTGGCCACTCGCAGTGGAACGAGGCGCATGGCCTGTCGAAGGCGGCGACGCTGGGCGGCTACGACGATCCCCTCCTCTTGGCTGGTCACAAGCACACGGGCGCATACCAGATCGTCAAGAACGCCAAGACGGGAGTCTTGTCCCATTGCGTCAGGGTCGCGGGATACAAGGTATGGGATCGCTACGCAAAGGAACGCTTCTTTGCCGACCGGCGGATCTCCGAATCGGCGTCGATCATCATCGACCCGGCCTACGATCCGACCGATCCTCGGCACATCCAAGTGTTCTTCTCCGTCGAAGCGGGCTGCGAATACCTGAAGTACCTGCGGAAGAAGAAGTGACATGCTGGAGTTGATCGGTGCGCTGACCGGGGGCCTGTTCAGGCTCCTGCCCGAAGTCCTGAAGTTCCTCGACGCGAAGGCGGACAGGGCTCACGAACTCGCGCGCTTCGACAAGCAGCTGGAGTTCCAGAAGCTCACCGGTCAGCAGAAGATCGAAGAGGCGGTGGTCGACGCGAACGCGAAGTTCGACGTCTCTGCTCTCCAGATGATGGCGGAGACGATGAAGGCGCAGTTCCAAGTCACCGGGAACTCCGTCATCGACTTCATCACGATGACGCTGCGGCCCATCGTGACCTACCTGTTCGTGCTGCTCTACATGGCCTCAAAGGTCGGCATGTTCGTGGTTGTTCTCCAGGGTGGACTCGACACCTGGGAGGCCATCGTGCAGCTGTACACGACCGAGGACCGAGCGATCCTCTCCGGCATCCTGACCTTCTGGTTCCTTGGCAGGGCGTTCGACAAGATTGGGCAGAGCCGATGATCCACGAGCGCGGTATCGCCCTCATCAGGCACTTCGAGGGGTGTGCCAAGCGCATCTCCGGCGGGCGGGTGACGGCTTACCTATGCCCGGCGAAGGTGTGGACGATTGGCTGGGGCACGACTGGCTCGACGATCAAACCGGGCCTGACCATCTCCCAAGAGGCAGCCGACCTCCTGCTTGACCGCGACGTCGGTCGTTTCGCGCAAGGCGTGTTACGCCAGTCGCCGTCCCTGATCTTGTTCCCGTTGCGCCTCGCGGCCGTAACCTCATTCGCATACAACCTCGGCGTCGGGGCCTACCAAGCCTCAACCATGAGGCGTCTCATCAACGCCGGCCGGTGGGAAGCCGCCGCCGCCCAGTTCCCTCGCTGGGTCATGGCCGGTGGCCGTGAACTCCTCGGACTCGTGCGCCGCCGTGCTGCGGAGAGGGCGCTCTTCGCTTCGGAGAATCCCCAATGAACTCGCCCCTCGCTATCGTCGTCGATGCTCTCGGCAACCCCGTACTCGGAGCAGACGGTCACCCGAAAGAGCGTCGTCTCGCGGTCGACTCGACCGGCGCGCTGCTCACCTCCGGCGGCGGGGGAGGAGGAGGCGGCGCGTCGGGGTCGGTCACCGGGGCGGGTACCAACGGCGTTCTGGCTCAAGCCATCCAGGGCATTGAAAACGGCGTCCCTGTCGAGATCTCTGGCTACGACCCGGTCTACGAGAAACTTGTCATCGGCAACGCCCGTAGCAAGGTGCGCCAAGGATTCGACTCCGTCGACTGGCTCAGCGACTTCGACGTCATCACGACCGGGGCCGGGGACACGCTTGAACTCGACGGAAACGCTGCTGGCGCGACGTACCTGAAGATCCAAAAGTCTCCGTTCAACGCGAACACGGAGACGTACCTACTGTCGAAGAACTCCTTCAAGATGCCGGTCCGTCTTGCGGCTGCGATCTCGCTGTCGCAGCGCCTTTCTGGGCAAGAGTTCTACTTTGAGATTGTCGGTGTCGATGGCACTGGGGCGGTCCTGGGTGACACGGTCGACGCACCTATCTCCGTCTCCAGTATCACCACGGCGACGACCACTTGGACCGTGAACACCACGGCTCCTCACAATTACGTCGTCGGAGACCCGCCGCAACTCTTCGGCTTCGCCGACACTCGGTTCAATCTTCCCTTGGCCGCCAACGTCTCGGTGACCGGAACTCCCTCTCCGACCCAGTTCACCATCACTGGCCCCAACCTGTCGAATGCCTCTGCTGGTGCCGGCAGCGTTCTGCGCGTCCGGCCTTCGGGCAGCTCCCTCGAAGCGGCAGGGTACCGGTGGTCCGGTGGCACCGCGAACAACGCCAACCCGTACACGAGGTCGGGTGGCTCGTCTGCATTCATCGGGAGCGAGGTTGCCTTCGGAAGTTCCGCATCGACAGTCCCTGCCGGATACGCCGTTGCAAACACGTACGCCCATCAAGCGAGCGTGAGCTACGAGATCATTGCTCAGTCGGAGTCGGCGACGTGGGCGGCAATCGCCATGGATGGCGTAACCCCGCCGACCGTCTCTAAGCGGATGCAGGCGCTGCCGGACATCGAGCGCGACTTCAAGATGGCGATCCGGGCGCGCAACCTGCCCAACCTGACGGTACCGGTTGCCGAGATCCTGACCTCGACCAAGTCTGGGACGACGACCGCGACGCACTTCACCGACGCCCCGCACCTCCTCGTGACCGGCGACCCGGTCGTCATCTACGGAAACCGCGACCAGACTGCCACGGCGTTTCCGAACCTCACCGCTGCCACTGCCGTGACGGTGATCGACTCGAATACGTTCACCGTCGTGCAGGGCACGGCTGGCACCGCAACCACCACCGGCGGCTACGTCGCCAGGGTGCAGGGTGGCAACGTGACCTTCGGCGCAATCGGCGGCGCGGTTCAATCCATCAGCCGCGTCAACAACCAGCTGCTGGTCATCGGCTCGGGCAACTGGACCGGCCTCGCAATCGGAGAGACCGCATGGCTGGATGGCATGGATGGCGCTGGCGCGCCCTTCGATGGCCGCTACCGTGTCGCGAACGTCGCCACCACGACCCTGACCCTCGACGCTCCCGGCGCTGACTTTGGCTCGATCAACTGCGGCGGCGGCGTCATCAAGGCGACGGACTTCCGGGTCCACTACAGCCGCGCGATTGACTACACCCGGCACCTGACCGAGGTGGTGGGCGGCCTCAACCGGCGCGACGGCAACAACGCCGTTCCTGTCGCCATTCAGCCCGGCTCGGACCCGCTCGCCGCCTCGCAGTCGGGCACGTGGAACATCGCGGCAGTGACTACGGCCGGAACCCCGCCCGTCCCTGCGACGCCGTACTTCCTCAACTCCACGGCCAGCACCAACGGCGCACTGATCATCACCGGTACCAGCTCTCTCGCGGCGTTCCACGGCACAAACACCGGGGCGACTGTGGCGTTCGCCAAGTTGTACAACAAGGCGACTGCGCCGGTTGTCGGCACGGACGTCCCGGAGATGATCATCCCGATCCCGGCCGCTGTCGGTGGGGTTCCGGGCGTGGCGTCGCCGCTCTCGCTAGGCTCCATCGGCTTGCGCTTCCC